GCGAAGCTCGCGATAGCGTCGCCCTCATTGCCCACGAGAGCTGCCGCGAAGTTCAGCTGATAGTCGAGCACATCACCCGGGTCTTTGACGGGCCAGAACAACGGTGCGCCAGCAGCTGGTGGGTTACCGCGCGGAACCGGCACGAAGTCGTCCACCGAGAGGACACGCGCGTTGCTCGGACGCCACACGTGCGTAGAGACAGTCGTTGACATGAAAACCTCGGCTTATCTGTGCGTCAGGCCTGTCAGGCGAAGTGCCGAGACGCCGCATTTGCATCTGCAACAATGAGTCGCATTCGTAGTCTCAACTCAAAACAGGCTCCGGCTAAAACGCGAACGATCGTCCAGACTTGGTGAAAGACTTCGGCGCCAATTCCGCCTTCACGCGCGCACAGAACCTTATCCTCACCACCTCACCACGACCAGGCCACCCGCTCCTGCCGCTCCGTTGAATGGCGCATTCTGAGCGGCGCCCGTGCCAGCACCGGACGCGCCACCGCCGGGAAACACACCCGGCGAACCTTGTGTTCCGCTGTTCTGCATACCTCCCATCGGTGAGCCGCCGCCGAGGCCGCCGACATTGGAAATACCTGCCTGACCCGCCGAACCGCCGAAGTTGACGTCCCCGCCAACGCCGACTCCGGCAGGGGTTGCCCCGTTCTGGGGCGCGCTGACGCTTGCATATTGATTGAGGCTGCCGCCGGTCGCGCTGACAAACGTTCCGAAACTTGATGTGCCGCCCGCACCCGCGGCCGCGCCCGCCGTCGTCCCGCCGGCGCCTCCGCCCCCGACAACCACCGGAACGACTTGGCCCGGCATCAGACCCGCGACTCGCTTCCGGGCATAGCCTCCCCCGGAGCCACCACCGCTGGGTGTGGATCCGATGGAGGCAAACGACCCCGAGCCGCCACCCCAGACCTCGACCTCCACGGCGGTGACTTGCGGGGGCACCGTGAAGCTGGCCGACGTGCTGAATGACGCAACGGACGAACCGAATCCTGGCCGGAGAGCCGGGAGCTTGAAGGGGAGCGTCGGTGCGGTCGGCAAAGCTGTTATGCTCACCGCCGAGATGGCGGTTTGGCCATACGAAACCGTCACGACACAGAGTCCCGTCCAGCCGCTATCGGCAGCCGGCGTCACTTGGCTGCCGCTGACGGCCGCTGCGCCGGGCTTCACTTGCAATTGGACGCGCTGCAAGCGTGACGTATTCTGCGCCGTTCCGCTGTTGTTCGGACCACTGTACGGCAGTGCCGGATTTGCCGCGTTGTAGTATGGAAGCACGATCGGGTTGGCGTCGCTCTCCTGCAACGTGGCTTGCACCAAATAGTTGATCGACGACCCCGAGCTCGAAGGCGGTGTCAGCGTGAACGGAGTGGGTGCGAGATTGATCCCCATCTTGACGAGGGGACTGACCGGGTCGGCGGCGAGCGAACCATAGGCCAGTGGATCGAGAGAGCCGAACTGCGTGATGCTGCCCGGCCCGACATTGATCGTCAGCGAGGCTGGAGCAGTCGGCGTGCACAGCAGGCCGTCCACGACCGTTGTCGTTCCAAGGACCGCTTGCGCCAGGTAGCCGATGGCGATCATTGCGTTCCGGTTGGACGAGAGCAGGTCCGTGTCGAGCGGAATGCTGCCCGGGTATACGAGCGATCGGTCCATGGTTCGTCCTGAGCAGTTAGTTGCTGATGCGGGTCCAAGCGACGGTGTTGGCCGGCAAGACTGCAGCGATGGCCGCAAAGATGTTTGCGTCCGTTACTTGGCCCGAGATCATGGAAAGGCTTGCGTATTCGACCGCGCCTCGTCCGTAGCCCCCTGCGGGAGAACGCCAGCCGGCGACCGCCGCAATGCCGCTTCCGTGGGGTCTATATGCGGTCACGAAGAACTGAAACGGCAACGCGAGCGAGCCCCAACCGCCAGCCACACCGTAGCCGGCGCCACCCCCACCTCCGCGCAGGCCGCCGTAGCTGCCGGTGTCTGTGGTACGGGCCGGCTCGAAAAGGACCGGAACACGCCCGGTGAGATCTGAGACGGCCGCCAGGACCGCCGCCCTCGTTCCACGCTCCCGCACGATTTCACGACGGATGACGCCTCGGAAATCGTCATCGGATTGGTTTGGCCGACGGCTCGTCCGCGAGCCGAAGAAATCGGCAGCGATCACGTCGAGCCAAACGCCTGAAGCGGTGCCAATCCGCGTTTGCTGGCGAACCAGGCTCAGCAAAGCGTAAAGCCATGCCCACGCGGATGCCAATCCAGCACATACGCCGTCCAGTATTGGCGAGGTATCCGGAAACCATCGCGATGGAATGACCGCTTTTAGTCTGCGGACAAAATCCGGACCGTCACCGATCATTCAGCTCACCGCTACGCTAGACGCCTTGACGACGCATAAAGGTGAAGCCGTGATGTCCGCAGTGGTCCCATTGACAAGCAGGTTTGTCACATTGGTGACGGCCGGATGTGCGTCATATGCCAACTGCGCAAGTCGCGTCAGCGGGAGCGGCGCGCCGACCGCCAGGGAGTTGATGAAGGAAGCAACCGCCGCCTGCACGAGCCCGACAATCGGCATCTTGCTCGTTCCCGCAGATGTGCCGATGGAGAGCGAGACGGCTGCGGTCAAAACCGTCGGCGCGCGCACAAGGAACGTTGCGCCCACAGGCCGCACCGGGTCGATTGAAGCGGTCACGGCGGCGATCAGAGCGCTTGACGGCGCCCCTGACCCGTCATCAACGGTGACCACGAAATTGCCGGTTTGAGGCGCACCCGTCGGATCGGTGTTCTCGACAATCGAATAAGAAAGCCCCTGCTGCACGCTCACGACAGCGTATCCCACAGCGGCCAATGTGGCTCGAGAGCGGCTTGCGATGAAGCCTTGGAAGCGGGTTCGGAGGGCGTCGTCTGTTTCGGCATCGATGCCGTTCTGAAAGGCCGACGGATTGACGACCAGATCGACACCCGGGATCGCGGTCGCGAGCAGCGTTATCGCGCCCGCTTGAACGTTGCCGCCCGCGCCCGCGCTTTGGGCGACAACGGTCACGGTCATCGAAGCAACACCGGCTGCCAGCACGAAGCCGGACTGGCTCGGTGAAAACGCCGGGTTTGTCGTGTCCGCGGCGACGGCGAAGGTTTGCGTGCCGTCCGCCGTCCGGACCAGGGCGCCGACCGGCACGAACGCGTTGAGCGTCGGAGTGTAGCGCGAGAGTGAAACCGGCCCGCTCGCGGGCGAGGCCGGCATGCGGGCCACCGTGAAATCGGCCATCCAGCTATCGAGATCGGCGCCGGCGCTCGTAGCGGCTCGCGTTGTCTGAAGGATCTGCACGAGCAGCCACTGCAACCACAACGCAATCGAGGCATTTGCTTCGAGCATCGCACGAAGCACCGATCCCGCCGTCAAATCAAGAAGCTGGGCGGCCGAAGACTGGACCGCCGCCGCCATGTTTTGGACGAGCGTCGTGAAGTTCTGCAGCGACAATTGCATCAAGCACTCACGGAAAAGGAAAGGACCTGAGTCTGACCGCTTGGAGCATCAACATACCGGACGTGAACGTAGACAATGCCGGCTCCGCCGCCCGGGGCGACTTGCACGTCGATTACCGGCTCCGGCGTGCGGGCGACCGCTGCTTCCTTGAAGATCTGACTGCGGACGACCGCGCCGATTTGGAGTGTATTGGCTGGCTGCCCGACGAAGCGCGACAGTCCGGCGCCATACTCAAGGTCCCAGATATAGTCGCCGGGGTTTGTCAGCAGGCGACGAAGTACCCTTTGCTGTCCAAGCACGGCGCTCATGGCAAGTGCGACATCACCCGTCGGGCCAACGGTCAGATCGGCCCCCCAGACCTGGGAAATGTCACTCATCGACTAATCCTGCGGCGTCGGCGTCGGGCCCGAGCCGTGGACGTGGACGTCATAGTGTTGCCGTAGGCGGTCCAGTGATCCATGACGGTCAAAAACGTCCCCATTGACATGAACGTCGCCGTTCATCTGGATGGTGCCGTCATTCTGCAGCTTGATGAAGGCGCCGCTTTTGTGGACGAGCCAGAGTTCCCCGTGCGGCGCTGCAGGTGTCGGTTGCGAATCGCTGAATGCTCGACCGACGACAACGCCGTGCTCCGCATCCCCTTCCTGCGACAACACGAAAACCTGATCACCGGGGGACGGCGGACAGGCGATGCCCCAGCCGGCCCCGACACAGGGCGAGAGCACCGGCAGCCAGCCGGTCAGCACACCCTCAGGCTGGAGCATCACCCGGGCCGTGAATGCGGCGGGGTTGACGGAACAAACCGTCGCGAACCGCGGCTGCCCAAGCGCATGATCGAGCGTGCTCGCTTGCGCTTTGAGTGCGTTCATAAAGCGATCCATGGGCGACCCCTTCAGTTGGTGACGCTGGCAACGACGTCGGCCGGCGGTGTCGCCTGGCTTTGCGGACTCATGTTTTTGGCCCGGATGCGCTGAACGAAGCCGCCCTCGAATCGCAGGCTCCGCTCGATCTCGTCGACGAAATACGTCTGATCGAAAGCTGTTCCCGTGCCCGTCAGCATGATCATGTTCCGCGGCGTCATCTGAAGCTCGCCCGGCATAGTCGCGACAACGACCCGTTCATGCCGGGTCAACTCCGCCAGCATTTGCTGCGCGAGCTGGAGCGCTTGATTCGAGGTAAGATTCGGACGCACGAAGACATAGCGTTGTGGCTTGCCGCCGAGCGTACCCCGGCTTTGGGCGCGAGCCGTCTGCGAAAAGGCGTTCTGCTGGCGGCTGTTCCAGCTTTTGACCGTCACTTCGATATCGTGCGCTAGGGTGAGCGAGCGTTCCAGGCGGAGATCCATAAGGTCGGTGGGCCCGAGCGTGATCGCGGAATCGGATCGCTCTGCTGGCTGAAAGTAGAGCGTGCTGCCGCTGACGAAGATGTCGAAGCCTTCCTGCCGGGCAAGGAAGACCAGAAGATCCCATTCGGAAACGGCGCGGCTGAACTGGTCTAGCGTTATCCGGTCGTGCTCGTCCTGGTAGTAGCGGCCCACCGGCGTGCTGGTTTGCGTGACCGCTGCACTGAGTCCATGTCGGGACGCGAGCAGTTCCGCGATTTCGCTCGATGTGCGGTTTGCGAAAGTCTCCTGAGTCCGCGTCTCGATTAACGCGGCGGTCATGTCGCGACCAAAGATCCGGGCTGTACGGGCGATCAGGTCGATCTCAACAGAGTCGACGCGGCCCTGGATCAGCGAGGCATAGTTTGCGCCACCGTCAAGGCTGGCCTGAATATCCATTGCGACTTCTATCTCGGATGCCCAGAACGCGGGACCGTTGCCGGGGTCGGCATCCAGCGCCAGGCTTACGACGAAACGATCTGCCGCATAGTGGTTGTTGGACAGGATTTCCGCCTCGGCAGCCCCGGCCAGAACGGAACCATTGGCAATAACCCGCAGGCGAGTCGCTCTTGCGGTCGCAAGAGAAGCGCTACTGAGCAGCAACGCCACCGCCCGCGTTCGCGTCGATGTCGGGGATGAGCAACGTGACCACTCCGACGAGCATCGGATCAGATAGACCGTTCAGTCGAGCAATGCGCAGCCATTGTGTTGCGTCCCCGAGTTGCTCGGCGGCAACACGGAAAAGATTGCCGCCGGCCACGGTGACAGCGTTCATTCTCTTTTCCTAATTGCTGGCATTTGCATAATTGAACGCTGCGCGGCCGAGATATCCACGTGCTGTCGTCAAAGCGGCGAGCTGTCCCGCGTTGGATGCGACGTTGTTTACCGAAGCGATGCCCGCGCTGGCCGTGTTGGCCGCGCCGAGCTGACTGGCCGCCGCGCCGAGAGCGCTGTCGGAGGACCCGATGTTGCCGTTCAGCGTCGCAAGCGCGGACGTCAAGCCCGCATGAGCTTGGCCGAAAGCGGAACTGCTTGGAGTCGTTGAGCCCGGTGAAGCGATGAGCGCCTGCGTCGAGGATAAATCGACACCGCCGGCGAGCGCTTGGCCGACGGCGCTCGCCACGTCAGAAATCGCCGACGCTGCGAAGGAAATCCCCGCGTCGATCAGTGCGCCGGCTTCGTCGCGAATAACGGTGCAGGCAATCCGGTAAGGTATCCACCAGCCTGATCGATAGTCCGCTTCAAAGCTGCGTATCACAACGGTGTAGAAGAAGACGTCCCAAGTAAGCGAGAGGGGCAGGCCCTCGGCGCGCAAAACATCGATCGCACGCGCCCGGAGTGTCGCATCCCCTCCGGAGAAGATACCGCTGAAGGTGATTTCCGCATCATCACGCCCCAATGCGTCGATGATGCGCGTACCGCCGAACAGCTTGTGAACTGCGAGCCGCTGTTCACCGCCAAAGCCGATATTCGCGGGGACTTCGAAATCGCGAAACCCGATCGGACCTAGCAGCAGGACGATCTCAGACATTCTCTTGATCCGGCGGTGTCGCGGTTTTTTGTTGGATCGCTTCGCGACAAACCAGGCGTGCGGGTATCCGAAGCGCGTCCGAAAAACCCGGCCCCTCGCCGGGGATTGACACCCCCGGAAGCCAGAGGAGCAGGCGGACGGTCACGGGATCGATCATGGCCTCAGTTAGCGACAGGGGCGGTTGACCAGATGGGCGAAAGCCTTGGATCGAAGCCGGTCGTGCCTGACGGGGGCCGCGTCGCTGCCCGCGCCAGTCGCTGATCCATCCACCGCCCGATTGCAGCACCGTCCAGCACGACTTCGACGGCCGTGGGCGGAGCTCCCGCCGTGGACTGGCGGCGGGCGGCGGACGGCAGTCCGGACGAGACAGCTCTCGGCAGAGCCGCTTCGCGCGCATCTGCCCGCGGCAGGGCTTGCCTCAGCGTCGGCGCAGTTGGCGTGAGTAGCGGCGCGGGGATTTTCGGGATCTCTGGAGCGATCGGAGCCGCATCTTTCGCATGCGGCGTGGGCGCGGGCGGAACGCGAACTGGCTTGGGCGCTCCGGACGCCGGTTCTGGACGCGCGACTCTGGTTTCAGGAAGAACCGAAGTCACGCGCTCTCGCGTCAGGGTTCGGGTTTCGGTCTGCGTCCGCTCAATAAGGTGTGTGGCGACGAGATGCGTAACACCCTCGGCCGATTGCGGCGCCATTGCGCGGGCGACAGCCGCGTAGTCAATTGCGGGCGCAGCAACCGCCGTGTCGGCCGGTGGGACCGCGTCGCGCGATCGGGGCAACGAAGGTTCGAACTTGCGCGGGACCGCAAAAGCTGTGGGGAGATTCGGGGGGCTCTTGAGAACAAGCGGCGTATCCGGCAGCGATGCGGCTGGATACGTGCTTCGCTGCTCGTTTCTCTCGGATGCGGGGCCGCGCGTTGCCGTCGGCGATGCGGGAGCGATCGCGGGCGCTGGCGTGGCCTCCGGCACCGCCGTTGCCGGGGCGTGGGTCAATGCCTGTGCCACCGGTGCCGCCGGCGAAGTCGGAACGGATCGCTCGGTCGGGGTCGACGACTGTGCCGGAGACGCCGGGAGGCTCGAGCCCTCCGGCAGCTTAGAGGGCGGTTCTCGAAACGGTGCTGGTTGCATCGTATGCGAGAGCGCCGCTTCAGCGTTCGGCCTGGGCAGCGTAGCTGCCGCCCGACGCGTCGTTTCGAGCAATCGCGAGAGGTCGGCCGAGGCGGCGGCCAGCGCAACACCCGCCGTCGCTTGCAACTGCACCAGACTAGCGGCCGAGGTTTCGACCGCTCGATCGAGCGCCGCCAGATCACGGCGAATCGCGGCGATGCCGTCCGAAACTCCATTCTCGAGAGCAAGCGTGATCCCGATCGTATAGGCGTCGATCACGGGAGCGCCTCCTTCAGTGCTCCCACAACATCGCCAGCAACTTCCCGCGCCGCTTCCTCAGCGCCTTCGGACGCGGCGGCGGCAAGGAACGGGCGCGGCGGGGCGGAACGGGTGCCGAGTTCGCCATAGATCGCGGCCGCATCCGTCGAGCCGATAACGGCCTTCGTATCGGTCGCTGTGTTGCCGATGCTGTCATGCAATGCGCCCGTTTGATACCAAGGCGTGCTGTGATCCTCCCCGGGCCGCCGGGACAGAAGCTGCCTGACAGCGGTTTCAAGTTGCCCGGCGGCCTTCACCAGCGCATCCCGCTGAGCGCCGCTGAGATCAAGACGCGCAAGCGCCTCGGAGAGCGCGTGCAACCCTGCTACCGAGATCAAGATTTCGCCTCCCACCGCAGCGTGGCCCAGTCGAATTCGCCTCCGTCCAGAGTGCCGAGGACGACGACCCAGGCGAGGCGCTCGTCCGCAGGAAGGCTGAACGCAACATCAAAGGGCACCCCGTTTCTGACCAGGAACAAGCAATCGATCAGATCGGGGTGCCGGCTCAGTTTCCCGCGTTGGCGACCATCTCAGCTTGCGACGCCTGAGCCGGCTCGGTCGCCAGTGCGGAGGCGGCGGCGGCAATGCCATTGTCCCCGAGGCGTGACACGAGCGCCTCGATCTGCTGCTCGTTGACCGGCGGCGGCACGGGAACGTCGTCGATCGCCGCGACTGAGCAGGCCAGCATGGCCATGCCCAGCCACGGCTGATTTTGCGCAAGCGCCGGGCCGGCTGCTTTGAACAACCTCAACTTGTCGAGTGCGGTCAGTCGCCGAAGGAGCAGGTTGCGTCCACCAGCATCCGTGACCGTGTGGCTTGCCGCCGCGGCGGCGATCAGGGTTGCGGACGGAGTCACGTTCAGATGCGCCTACGCCGCGTGGCAAAGAACTCCAGCTTCTGCTTGACGCTCGCATCACCCTTCCACTGACCCGCGCTCACCAGCTTGAACACGACTCCATCGAATTGGTAGGTGCTCGTCGATCCGTCCGACTCGGCGACGTATTGGTACAGTGTTCCGGCCGTCACACGCGTGCCCGCGTAAAACTGTGTCTCCGCCGCCGCGATGAAATCGTCGACCGCGGAGCTGCCCCGTTCGACCTCGAACGTGCCTTCCCAGCCACGGGGCAGTTCTGTAGCGATCTGACTGCCATCCAGGCGATCGACCCGCAGCGAATGCGTGATCTGCCGACTCTCGAAACCGGTGACATGCGTGAGATCGACCCGGCCAACTGGACCGATCACGACGAGCTGGCAGTCCCGGCCGACCGAAAACGTGTTGGTTGCCATCTGTCAGAGTTTCCTTCAGCTCGGGCGACCGGATGGAAGAGTCTGCCGGCTGACCTGCACGGTCTGACCCCCCTCCATGTTCACGATGAACTTCTCATTGATTGCCTGGTAGCGAACCTGTGCGTCGGATTGCACATAGCCGAGGCTCGTGCGGGCGTCGGGATTGTTGGACGTGTCACAAACGACCGAGAAAGGCAGTGAACCGTCCGGGCTGCCCAGCAATCCTTGCGTGAGCATCGCCTGCAAGAAAGAGAGCTGAGTCGATCGCACGCGCCGGAACAGGTCGGCGTTTATCACTTGTCCGACATACTGACCCATTCCCGCGGCGAGCGTGGCGGCTATGTAGTTCGTGAGGCGCGTGTAGTTGTCACCGTTGACAGCGGCATTGCTGCTCGAGTTGTGACCGCCCCGCACGCCCCAATACGTGCCGCCCGGCTGCGGGTTGGTGATCACATCGATCCCAGCCGCGAGAAGTGCCGTGAGTTCGGCGGTAGAGTAGCTCGTATTCTGGCTTGTGTTGGGTGAGCCGGATTTCTGGCTGCCGACGATGCCGTAGAGCTGCTTGTTGAGGCTCGACTGCTCGGGCGAGAGATTGGCGAGACGACCGGCGACGAAACCCTGCGGCGAGACCAGGCGGACGGCGCCGTTGGTCTGGTCGTTCCAGTAGAGCCAGTCGCCGAACATGAGCTTGACGGCATAGGAGTCGAGCCCGGCCGCCGCCTTGGTCGAGACGGCATCGGCGATGGTGTCGCCCGAGGGGCCGGTCGCGATCATGTAGAGGCCTTCGGCGAGACCGAAGCTCGCCTGGACCGTCCACTGCGTGCTGTCGTCGGCATCGGCGAGGATGCCGATCGAGCAGCCCTGGCCGCGCAAGGCGTACATGCCGGTGCGCGGCAGCGTATCCTGGCCGACCAGCGTGGCGGCCGTGATCGTCGTGGCACCGTCCGTGCCGCCGGTGAGGCTATAGGAGGCGACTGCCGGCGCAGTGACGCCCGCGCCCGCAGTCGCCACC